AAATCGTAGTCTGTGATACTGGTTCGACAGATGGTACATGGGATGTGCTATCTTTCGGAGCAGAAATCACCGGCTGCCCATTCGTTGCAAAGCAAATTCATGTTAGTCCATGGCGATTTGATGATGCTCGAAATACTGCACTGTCGCTGGTTTGGCCAGAGATCGACATGTGCATCTCATTGGACATTGATGAATACATGTCCGAGAATTTCGTTGATGAGCTAAAGGCTCTAAAGCGTCGTGTCCCACAAATCAATCGGGTTAATCATCGATTCTCCACGATCTGGGATGCTGCAAATAGCACCGACCATTGGCATGAACGAATTCACTCTCGGGCCGGATATCGTTGGGTTCTTCCAGTTCATGAAAAGCTCGAGACGCATGATCAAGAATTCACTGAATGGCTGGCTCACATTCGCATGTATCAGAAGCCTGATCTTACGAAGTCCCGCAGCTCATATCGACCTCTGCTCGAACAGTCAGTTAAAGAACGACCGAACATTTGGAAGTCATGGTCATTCCTCGCCGGAGAATATGCTGGAGCTGGAGAATATGACAAGGCTCTTGATGCTATCAATTCCGCACTGAGCATCGCCGATTCAGACAAAGCTTACTTGCAAACCCAGCTGGGTTACTTCAATGAGCATCTTGGCAAATATCAAGAAGCTGAGAACAATTTCATCAATGCAACTTTCTATGCTCCACTTGTCCGTGAATACAAGGTGAAAGTTGCAGATTATTTGGAACGACGAGGACAGCAAGCGCTTGCCAATGTTTATCTGGTGCAGGCAAGTCAAATTACTACCAGAACGTATGGTTATGAATTTGACCCAGCTTGTTGGACGGATGAATTTAACCACCGAGTAGAAAAGGCAAAGTCAAGTCAACAATGAAAGTAGTACTCTATACTATCGCAAAGAATGAAGAAGCGTTCTGTGAACGCTTCTATAACTCAGCAAAGGAAGCAGACGAAGTTATCGTTGCTGATACCGGCTCGACTGATGGAACGGTTGAAAAACTTCGCGCGCTCGGCGCTACTGTTCACGAGATCAAGGTTGATCCTTGGCGGTTTGATGACGCTCGGAACGCATCGCTCAACTTCGTCCCAGCTGATACGGACATTTGCATCTCCATCGACCTTGATGAAGTTCTAACTCCTGGTTGGCGTGCTGCTCTTGAAAAATCGTGGACGCCTGAAACAACCCGGCTTCGCTATCAATACTGGTGGAGTGTCAATCCAGATGGAACGGCTGGAGTTTCTTTTTGGTATGACAAGGTTCACTCTCGTGAGGGATATCGCTGGGTAAATCCGGTCCATGAAGTTTTGGCGATATATGGTCGCCCGGAAGTACAGACATATTGCAATGATTTCACCTTGAAGCATTTTCCTGATTCAACAAAGTCCCGTGGTTCTTACCTACCGCTGCTTGAACTTTCTACTAAAGAAGATCCTGAAAATGACCGCAATTCGCACTATCTCGGCCGTGAATACATGTTCTACGGCAAGTTTGATCAAGGTATCGCAGAACTTAAGAGACATCTCTCGCTCAAAAGTGCAACCTGGCCCGCGGAAAGGGCTGCGTCAATGCGCTTTATTGCACGGTGCTACAATTCAAAAGGTGAAAGCGATGAAGCGATTCGGTGGAATCTGAGAGCTGCGGCTGAATCAATTGGTGATCGTGAAGCGTGGGTAGAGCTGGCGCGGTTATACTATGCTAGGCAAGATTGGCAAGGGGTGCTTTTTGCCGCTGATAAGGCGTTAGCCATCAAAGAGCGACCAGCTTCTTACATTTGTGAGCCATTTGCCTGGGGATTTGAGCCGCATGACCTTAAAGCTCTCGCAGCTTATAATCTAGGCCTCAAGAAAGTTGCTCTTGAACAGGGTGAGTTAGCTTTGAGTTTTGCGCCAAACGATGAAAGGTTGAAAAATAATGTCAATTTTTACAAAGCAGATTTAGAATAAAGGTTCTTAGGAGCATCTTTAATGTCAACTGTAGCACAACTTTCAAAAGAAGCATTTGAACAAATCTTTCGTGATGTAAAATCGAAAGGTAAGATTTGTAGCCCTCGTGGTCAAAAAGTAATTGAAATTGAAAACTACACGTATGAGCTTCCGCCGTACGTTCGTTTTCAAAGCTTCGAAAGCCGTAAGTTCAAGCCGAATTACGTCAAGGAAGAATTCCTGTGGTACCTGCATGGTGATGCGCATGATACGTCAATCATTCAGCACGCCAAAATGTGGGAAAGCCTTATCAATTCTGATGGCACCATTAATTCAAACTATGGTCAATACATGTTTGGAAAGATCAATGGTACACAGCTGATGGACACTCAGTTTAATCGAGCAGTTCAAGCACTGAAGGATGACAAGGATTCACGTCGTGGTTCCATCGCAATTTTGCAACCACGTCACTTGCTGTCTTACACCAAGGATGTTCCGTGTACGTACTCCTTGAATTTCCGCGTTCGTGAAAACAAGTTGAATATGTCGGTTCACATGCGTAGCCAAGACGGTGTTTTTGGTATGGGCAATGATGCACCAACGTTTTCATTCGTGCATGAGATGGTCTTCGTCGCGCTCAAGGGAACCTACCCCGAGCTTGAACTAGGCAACTACCACCACATCGCAGATTCTTTCCACGTTTATGAACGTCACTTTGAAGTACTTGAGAAGATCGCAAGCGGTACAGACAAGTACATCGAAATTGAAGTTCCAAAGATTGAATCTGAAGATGAGGTGAATTATCTGCTGAATGACATTCGTTACGCAGCGCATCCTCATGCAGTTCATTCGAACCATGCATCTGCTGGCGGTCTTCCGGGTATGGGATTCCTATCCGATCGTTTTGCTCACATGATCATGGAAGGTTCAAAGAAAATCAGTAACAACTATGACTTTTCGTCATGGCTCCTCTCACCGGTATAACAAATGTCTCAAATTCTCTGTATCAAGCTTCAAAATGGCGATGAAATCATTGGCCGTCACGTCGAACGAGTTGAAAATGAACTGCAAGCTGGCCTGCAAACGGTTGTGCTAAAACAGATTCGTCAAGTTATCGTTCAACAGGTTGGCCAAGGTCAATTTGCACCGGCTCTTATGCCGTGGATTGTTTCCAATCAAGATGTGGAAGTTGAAATCAATCTCAACCTACACGGCTTGGCAGTGTTCCTTCCGCTTAAGGCGATCGAAACCAGCTACATCGAGCAAACAAGCTCGATTAAGGTTGCATCGAAGCCTGGCATTGCACTGAGCTAAATCATGGCTGAGCGGAAAGTATCTTTCATTGAAGTAAATGGTGACGTTACGGCCGCTCAGCTAAAGCTCTTAACCACGCTGTTCGCAGCGGTAATCACTAAGAGCGATGGCCGAGTGTTTGTTGGTGGCGATGTTGTTTCCCCTCTTGAAATTCAAAGAATTCTAAAAGGTAGTGATGACGCAAGAGTATAAGCGCTCAATTAATTTTCAACCTTCAATCACACTGACAGCTGCTCAGACGTGGGATGCGATAGTTTCGTATCCCAATTCATCAAAGTCGCCAGTTAGCTATCGTGCATGGGAAATCAATGAGCTGCGCCAACATATTTTTGCAACCCATCCTGAATACATAACGGAATAAATTATGTCAGCCAAAAAGCACATTTTGATTGAAGGTGTTGATCGCCTTGGTAAAGATTCACTCATTGAAGGTCTGCAAGATCGTCTTGGATATTTCTTGAATATCCACTATGAAAAACCGAAGGCGTTGGAAAAGTATGTAGCGGCTCGCAAAGCTCAAGCACATCTTACGACTGAACAGGTTAAGAGTCTTGCACTGCGAGACTACCAAGAAGCATCATTCATCAATATGCTCAATCTTCTGTCAGGCAATTGCCGGACAATCCTCAACCGTGCGCACCTTGGTGAATACGTTTACTCCCCTCGATATAGAGGATATGATGGCAGCTATGTATTTGAACTTGAACAAGCATTCATTGAGTCTAGCTCAAAGTTTCGTGAGAAATCTTTGCTGGTATTGCTCACCACGTCTGACTTCAGCTTCATTCAAGATGATGGCTTGTCATTTGACTTCGCTAAGAAAGAAGAAGAACAAACAGATTTTATCGACGCCTTTAATCGATCTGCCTTCACCAACAAATTGCTGATTGATGTTTCTAACGGCAAGGGTGGTTATCGCCCATATGAAGAGATTCTCGAGCAGGTAGTCGAAGTTTTCGTATCACGATAAGCGGTATTTCATCAAAAAGCCTATGTTAGTATTTACTTTCATAGGCTTTTGATGTATAATAGACTTACTTGATACTGCTCAATGAGGCTGTTATGAATACCGGCTCGGCTGAATCGATTGCTGTGTTGAAGAATCATCTTCAAATGATCCGTGATTTTCATAACAGAATGCAACGCCCATCAGACGCGGTCTATACGTGCGTTGCGGATTTCCTTCTTTCTTTAGGCAGAGAATTCAAAGCTGCGCCATGGACACTTAAAGAAAAATATCATAAGCGCACTCCTAAGGAGTGCTATGCTAATGCGACACACCTGGCGCTAGTTCATCCTGAATACACGTATGTAGAAGGTTATTGCTTTCACGAAAATCTCATTCCGATCGCGCATGCATGGTGCGTAGATGCTAGTGGTGTGGTATTTGACCCTACCTTGAAAAACCCCGAAGATTTCGTTTTCTTTGGCGTCCCATTCAAAACCAGTTTCGTAGTCGATTACATTCAAGAAAAAGGTAGCTACGGCGTGATAGATGATTGGCAACGCCAATTTCCGATGCTTCGAGGAATTTATTCACTGGAAGATTTCTTGGAGAAGAAGTATGACGAAGATTCACGTAGATGAACGAGACCTCGCTCACATCATGGCAGTGAAGCATGGTGCAGCGATAATGTTCGTGGAAGATGGCGCTAGGTTCTTGAGAATTGACATTGAACGACGCCCTATTGTTGAAGTTATCTATCCAGAAGCACCAGACTGGACATACTCCATTGAAGAGGAAGTCCTCAATAACTTGCTGTCATGCATGAAAAATCGCCCATTGTATAGAGATGGCAACATTCTTCGCTTAAACAAACCATTCAAAAGTACTTACGTAATTACATAATGAACAAAAATAAATTACTCGCCTTAGATGGCGACGGGGTCATCTTTGACTATCGCAAAGCTTTCCCAGTGGTATGGAAGGCTGCATTTGGCGCCGAAATCGAGATGGTAGAGCCAAATTCATATCACGCTCATACCGCCTATGGAATCTCCTGGGAGTCTGATGAGCAGAAGAATTTGTTCTTCGAGCAGTTTGGAACGCATGCTTGGGCTACCATGCCGTTGATGGATGGCGCCGATGAAGCGTGTAAGCTGCTCAAAGATGCTGGTTACAAGCTCATCATTGTCAGCTCAATGAATCCAAAGTTCTCTCAGGCTCGAGCAGATAATTGCAAGCTGTTTGATCTTCCGATCGATGACGTCATTGCAGTAAAGCGCGTCGAAAAAGAGAATCCTAAGCTAGCCGAACTACATCGGCTCAAGCCAGCCGCCTTGGTCGATGATCTGATCGATAACTTTGACGGTCTCGATTCTGCCATTCACGCAGCGTTCATTAACTATGAACGAATCGATTGCCCAAGCCGCTCGCATCGCATAGCGCCTGATTCATCACATGGCAGCCTTCTCAAATTTGCTCACTATTGGCTATCTAGAATGTAATAATTTGTTTCCCAAGCCATAAATAGCCTTACAATATAGTCCACCACAGAACATAAAGAAAAACGTTTTGTGTGTGGACTTTGTTGTCTACTCTGCTTTTAGGTGAGGTTAATTATGGCTAGTAAATTGAAGATCTCGGTGGCCATCATTGGGTTCTTTTTGTCATGTGCTCTTTCAGCGATGATCGAGTCACTTGCGCCTACAATCATCTATATCGTTACCACGCTTATCCTCCAATTGACAGAACCGGAGATCAAGCCTGAACAAGTTATCAAGAAGAAAGTAAATGGTGAACGCACGATAGAAGCGTTGATTGACGCTCAACGTGAACAGCTGTCGCTAATGAAGAATTATACCATCCAAATTGAGAAAGAATTGGATGACGTAGAAGAAAAAGTAACAAGACTCTAACGGGGCATTCCTAACATCCAACATAAAAGGGGACTTTTGTCCCCTTTTATTTTTACATTAGCTGGTCCTTGGTTTACAATCCGTCCATTAAACCAACCAAGGACTATTATGAAAAAAGTCATCGCAGCGACCGCGTTCATGCTTTGTAGCACGGTTGCTCTAAGCCAAGAAGTTATCGGTTCTGTCAACTCTGCTTTTCACGTCTTCGGCTCGGATAAGATCGTCATTGAAGCATTTGACGACCCTAAGGTAGCTGGTGTTACTTGCTATCTAAGCAACGCACAGAAGGGTGGACTTTCCGGAGCAGTTGGTCTTGCTGAAGACCCATCGGAAGCATCGATCGCCTGCCGAGCAGTTGGTAACGCTCCAGCGCATATCGTTACACAGTTCTCGCAAGGAGAAGATGTGTTCACGCAAGCTCGTTCGCCGCTCTTCAAGCGCATGCGAGTAGTTCGCTTTTATGATGCTAAGCGCAACGTTGTTAACTATCTGTCATACACCGATAAGTTGGTAGATGGTTCCCCAAAGAACTCGCTCTCCGTTGTTCCTCTTGGCAAATAAATACTTATGAAGAAAGTTTACAATCTCCGCGCGACAATTTTCACTAAGGTAGGAACATTTAGCGGCATAATCAATGCATCTAAGTATGCCACCCATGAAGACGCCAAAGGCGACCGAGACACCATAGAATCTAAGTGGATCAATCTGAATTATATCGTGCTCTTCAATGAAAATATAACGACGCGAAACGAGAATGAAACGCTCGTGCCTAGCGAAGTTCTTAAAGAAAGCGTAGTGAGATTCACCATCGAGGAAGAAATTTCAAGTGAGCAGTAAGATCTACCTTATGTGTCCCGCCAAGTATTTTGGCGTGACCTACAATATCAACCCTTGGATGTCCGACAACATCAACAAGGTTGATTCAGCACTAGCCTTCAAGCAGTGGCAAAACTTTCGCGAAGAGCTTCATAAAGCGGGTGCAATTACAAAGCTTATGACTCCGGTGCAATCTCAGCCGGACATGGTTTTTACCTCAAATGCTGGTCACTTTTTCCCGATTGACAATGATTCGTCTGAAAAGGCATTCATTATCTCCCGAATGAAGCATCAGAATGAACGTGGTATTGAAGAAGAAAACTACTTGAAAGCAGTTCGTCGTTTCGCTCCAGACTACACAATGATCGAGCTACCTAGACGCGATGATATTGCCTTCGAAGGCGAAGCTGATATCCTGCAGGCAGGGATGACGACGGTTGTTGGTTATGGACCTCGAACGAATCCTCTTGGTTTGCATGAAGTCTACAAGATTATTCCGAGCGTTCGGCACATAATGACCTTGCAGCTTGTCAATCCTGACTTCTTCCACTTGGACATGTGCTTTTTCTATCATGAGTTCACTCACCCTGATCTCAGCCTTTCACGTAAGATTATTCTCGCGTACAAGGAAGCCTTCGATAAAACAGGTCAACACCAAATTGAGCGCTTTGCGGTTGAACGTGGAATTGCTCTAGTTTGGGTCACGAAGGAAGATGCATATCGTCTAGCGTGTAATGCTGTAGGTATAGGCAACTCAATTTTGCTCAACAATATTTCACCATATGTTGAGGAACATTTTGAGAAAATGTGGCCTGGAGAACTCAAATTCGTGCGAGTTAAGCTCACAGAGTTCCTAAAATCTGGTGGTGGAGCGAAAAGCCTGCTGCTAGAAATGCCACAAGGAGTTTGAGAAGTGAGCACAAGTGCAATGATCCTAGGACTTATTGTGTTAATTGTTCTCGTCCCCACGCTGATTTATTCTGTTGGCTTTCATCTTGAGAAGAAAGCAAAGCCAAATATGAAGACCAGATGGTTGTAAAAATAGCAACTAAAAATTTACACCAATAAATACGCAGTATATGATTCACCTACGGTAACCGATAGACGGTTACCGACTTTTTAAGAAGAGTCTTCTTATGTCAAATAGCAATACCCGCAATGTGTTTCATGTTGATGTTGGTAATCAATCTCCAGAGCAAACTGCTGAACTCGTTGAGAAAGTAAAGACCAAATTTAAAACTGCTGGTGCAGACGTATCAGGCGCTGGTGGAATTGGTTCACTCACGATGAATCGTGATCGTGAAGTAACTCTCGTCGTTTACATCGGTCGTTTTTCTCCGTTTCACCTCGGCCACGCAAATGTCGTCTCTCGAATGATCGAGAAGTATGACTACGCGTTGATCATCATCGGCTCCTCAAATCAACCGCGCACTACTAAGAATCCTTTCACGTTCGCTGAGCGTCGTAAGATGATTTTGGACTGGGCGATCGATAAGTACGGACCCGAAGTTGAAGAAAAGCTTTTCTTCAAGGAAGGCATCGACGTTCCATACAATGACAATCTCTGGATCAAGGGGATTGATCAACATGTACATGACGTTGTGCAAGCAGTTAAGTGCCGTGAAAGCGCCGTTCAACCTTGCAATGATCCGTGGCTGTCTGGCATCGACGTTAAGAGCTATCTTACCGGCTCCGATCGCGATGATTCCACGTACTACCTGAAATACTTCCCGTCTTTGACCAAGGACCTCGTCGTCCATGACGATCGAATCAGCAAGGCACTCAGTGCTACGATGGTTCGTGAAATCTACTTCGGTGGTTTCTTCAATGGCAAGCCTATCGATGACGTGATGTATGAACTTCTGTTGAAGTCATTCCTACCGACGTCGACTTGGGATTTTCTGGCCAACTTCAAGAAAATTGAAACGTACGGTACGCTGCAAGCCGAGTTCAAGTTCATTGAAGGTTACAAGAAGGCATGGGAAGCTGCACCATACGCGCCGATCTTCGTCACCGTGGACTCCGTGATCATTCAATCTGGTCAAATTCTAATGGTGAAGCGCCGTGGTCAACCTGGCCGTGGACTGTATGCACTGCCTGGCGGATTCTTGGAGCAAAATGAACGACTGTTCACTGCAGCTCTTCGTGAAACCAAGGAAGAAACTCGTCTGAAAGTTTCACCCGCGGCGCTAAAGGGATCTTTCGTCAAGAAAGAAATCTTTGACCTTCCGGATCGTTCACTACGTGGTCGTACGATTACTGTCGCGTACATGTTCCAGCTGCCTGAAACTGGAGAGCTTCCAGAAGTCAAGGGTTCGGACGATGCTGAAAAAGCCGAGTGGATTCCTCTGTCCAAGATCGCTAACATGCGTGATCAGCTTTTTGAGGACCATTACGATGTCATCGCGACTCTCGTGGGGGGAGGCTCTCTTTGAGATAATCTTTCCCAAGTTCAAGTTTAGCTTGTCTATGTGAAGGATAAAACTTCCCATTGATAATCACAGGCTTTGCTCTTGGGCTAGATCCTCCATTTGAGTATTTTCTTTCTAGCACAACAGATGGATGAATACCAAGCTTGATGAATCGTCTAATTGCACCCTGCGTATAACCAGTCGCTTCACAGGCTGCAGAAATAGTTGGATATGTTACTCCATCTAATTCTATAGAAATTGCTCTCGCATGGTTATGTCCTCGACGATTGTCGTAAAGAGATTTTTCATATGTAGTACCAGTTCTAGCTTTACTTGTTTTTGCAACTGCTTCTTTCGTTTTATCAGAAACAGCATGACCCATAGCAGATTCACTCATCTTTTTTCTGGTTTCTTCTGAGTGAGTCCGTCCAAGAAAGCCGCGTGTTGCATATCCGCCGTCTGCGATATTGTAGAAGTTAGAATTTTCAACCGCGCCGTATTGCTTGATGTAATATCGTTCCAAGTCAGAAAGTTCTGGTTTTGTTTCAGCTTCGGCGAGAATTTCTCGCTTGAAGTTCTCAACACCGTACTTTTTGATAGCAAGTGTAATATGCTTTCCGGAACCGAGATAGTTCTCCCAACCTCGCTTTCCGTATCTGCACTGCCCGATGTATTGTTTGCCGTTGACCAAATTGGTCGTGATGTAAATGAAACCATATGCCATAGTGTTCTCCTTGAAAATATTTATCTTGAGAAATCACTAAGACATTATTTTTATGATGAAAAGAAGTAAATCACTGCTACCTATGTTATAATCTACATAGGCTTCGTAGTAAACGTTGCCGATAGACGGCTTCGCAACTTATGAAAGAGACTTTCATGCTTAAAAAAATTCAAACACAAAAAGCTTCACTCAACCGCCTTGGCTACAATCTGATACTTGACGCGGATTCATACAAGCTGTCGCACTGGCTGGTGTATCCAGAGCTCGTACGGGGTATGTTCTCATACATCGAGCCGCGCCGCAAAGGTAAGTTGATCGTTCCATTCGGGATGCAAATGTGGGTTCGTAAGTGCCTGCTCGATCCGATCACCACGGCTGACGTTGATGAGGCGGAAGAATTCGCGATTCATCACATGGTTCCATTCAATCGTTCCGACTGGGATTACATTGTTGAAAAGTATCAAGGCTTCCTGCCAGTAGTAATTCGCGCCGTCAAAGAAGGCATGATCATGCCGTCTAGCAACGCTATCGTCACGGTTGAATGCACAGATCATCGTCTGTTCTGGCTCGCTTCGTACATTGAAACGACGATGCAACGCGGAGTCTGGTACCCAACGACGATCGCCAGCAATGACCGTGAAAAGTATGACCTCATCGCTAAGGCTGTTCGTCGTACATGCGATGATGCATTCTTTAACGTCATCATGTCATTCTCATTGCATGACTTTGCAGGCCGTGGGGTAACTTGCGAAGAACAAGCGCAAATTGGTGGAGCTGCTCATACGGTGTTCTTCCGTGGGTCGGATACTGTCTCCGGAGTTCGTGCTGCTAATTTCTTCTACAATGAACAGATGGCAGCTTTCAGTGTGCCGGCTACCGAGCACAGCATTCAAACAGCATACGGCCCTGATGGTCAAGAGCAGTACATCGCCGCGATCTTGGATGCATACGCTAAGAATGGAGCAATTCTGTCTCTAGTTGTAGACGGTTATAACGTCTTCCGTGAGTGTGAGCTGCTTTGCACGAAATTCAAACAACGCATTATTGATTCTGGAGCTAAGGTTGTATTCCGTCCTGATTCTGGCGATCCTGTTGCTATCATCGATTGGCTCCTCGACTTGCTGGAAAAACATTTCGGCACGACGATCAACACGAAGGGTTACAAGGTTCTGAATCACGTTGGTATCATCCAAGGCGATGGCATCAACTATGAGATGATCGCAAAGATCCTGAATCTTCTTGAAGACAAGAAGTTCGCGGCTTCGACGATCGTTTATGGTTCGGGTGGTGACCTTCTGCAGAATGCGAAACGTGATGATCTAAGCTTTGCTCAGAAAGCTAGCGCAATTCAGTTGAAGGACGGATCATGGATCGACATCTTCAAGGATCCAATCACCGATCCAGGTAAGAAGTCGAAGGCTGGTCGGTTGACCACCGTCCGCAGCCGACTGACTGGTGAATGGAGCACACTGAAGGTTGGAGAATTCGCAGACGAATTTGAAGACATGATGTGGACGATCTATGATCATGGAACTGCGCCAAACACTCTGACTTTGGAACAAATTCGCCGCTTCAATGGAATCGTTCCGCTGGGTGAATCCATTCCAGAAGACCTCGGTCTGTAATGTTTAGGGGAGAGGAAACTCTCCCCTTTTTGATTTTGGAGAGAACATGAAGAAAATTGCAATAACTGGTGGTATTGGCTCTGGAAAATCGACAGCTGTCAAGATGCTTCAAGAGAAGCTAAAAGAGAATGTTTTCTTTTATAGCGTAGACAAGATTGTTCATGAGCTGTATAAAGACATCAAGTTTCAAGATGAGCTCGTTCGTGAATTTGGCACCTGCTCGAGAAAGATGTTGAGTGACTGGGCTTTTGAAAGCAAGCAGATTCGGCAAACATTGGAGAAGATGTTTGCAAGAGGTGTTTCACTTCAACTCGACAAAGTTTTGGCCGAGGATGATGAGATACCCGCGGTTGTTGTTGAATTTCCATTGCTGTTTGAAATGGGCTGGGAGAATCGATTCGATCTCTCGATTCTCGTGACAGCTGATATTGATGTTCGTTGGAAACGGGTTGAAGCACGAGATGAGATCGCTCGGAGCAAGTTTGACTCTATCGTCGGATCACAGATGCATGAGGATGAGAAGATTGACAAAGCAGATATCGTCATCTACAACAACTATGATAAGCCTGAATGGTTGGCAGAAACTATTGGTGACTACGTACAAACAGAACAAATCCTGAAGGAACTTAAGAAATGTCATCTCTCCGTCGTGGTGTAATAGCTGGTTCATTTGATCTTTTCACCAAAGGTCACCTTGACGTCGTTATTCAGGCGGCTAAGCTGGTAGATGAGCTTCATATTTTTATTGCAGCTAGCGCGTCAAAGAAGCCTCGCTTCTCATTTGATGTTCGAAAGAAGGTGCTGGAAGAATGTCTTGAAGAAGAACGACATCAGCTAAATTCTACGATGTTTTCATGGCAGTTAGACGACCATGATCTTCTCATTAGCCGGGCTGACAAGCTTGGAGCGACCGTACTCTTTCGTGGTATTCGAAACACCATTGATTTTGAGTATGAAAAGAATATTGCTGACGTAAATCGTGAGCTATGCCCACATATTTCGACATTTTTCCTTACACCAGAACCAAATTTGGCGAAGGTATCATCATCATTAGTAGATGGTATCGTTGGTAAATCAGGCTGGGAACAGATTGTCGAGCGCTGGGTACAAAACCCAGTGATTTATGCCTATCAACAAAAACTGCAAGATAGATTTAAAATATCCAACGCCGTAGCGCAGTGATATAATCCTTTCATAGTCTTTGA